GCAAGGTCAAGAATAACAACGCTATCTTTGCCTCCTGAGAAACCAAGCGACATCGGTTCATCACGTTCCATGCTACGAAGAAAGTCGATTGCTTGTTGTTCTTTTTTATTCATTACTAAATTGTTATACGTTAATCCTTGATAATCATTCAAGAACTTGCAAGGTTAATTAATCATATCCATTAAGTAGTCTGATATTGCGTAGACTACCAGATAAAATAAGATGTTAACTCCTAGGAGAAGGAGAATATTTAGGAGTATTCTCATCTGCGGGAAGAGCCTTTCAATTCGATTACATTAAACATTTCATTAATGCGATCAGCGATATATGCACCATATCGATCCTGAATCTCTTCTATAGAAAGATTGGTCGTTATATGAGTTTTACACTCGTATCTCAATTCATATCGACATTGAAGAATATACTGCATAACATTCAACTCCGTGCCAAAATGCTTAGAAGGAATGGGCTCCCTTCCTAATTCATCAAAACAGATCGTCCTAGGGATTCCACTATTGTAAGTATACAGCTCCAAATAATCCCGTCCTTTCATCGAGAACCCAGTAGCAACATAAGAGGCGGAATCAATCCTGAATCCTCCAATGGGATAATCCCCGGGATCACGTCCTCCAATAAACCATAAGTATTTATTTAGAATTTGCATTATAGTTGATTTCCCGGTTCCGTAATCTCCTGTTAGCAAAAGGCCTTTTCTATCCACCGAATCACCTTCTGCATAGAGAAATATATCATTCATTATCTTTCTAAAAGCCCCTTCAACTTTAAATCCCGGACAAACAAAGCGGCAGCATTCAGCAAACACTTCCGCTCGTCTCTTCTTGTCATTTATCGATGTTGTAGGTGGCAGTTGTGCGGATAACAGCTTTCCTATCGGAATCGGAGTTACCGGCCTTATCCTTGTTTCCATACTTTTTTTCTGTTTGATAATTATTTCTTTCCCATGTTCTCACTGCTGCTTTCCAGTCTTTCATTTTAGAACGGCCAACCATCCATCCGTTAGAAGTGTAATGGTCCATCCATCTTTGCGGATCAACATCATTTTTTCTCTCCATGCAATACGCAGAAACTTCTTCAAAAGAAGGAGGAACAAATTGTTTATTTTTTGAGGTTGCCTCTATATTATCTTTTAGTTTAGTTTCTATTTTAGTTTTATATATATAGTCTGGCGCATTGGTTGGCTGATTGGTTCCCATATTGGTTGGCTGATTGGCTGGCGCATCTACTATCTCTTGGGCTGGCTTATCTACCGGAATATTTCCGGTAATTGAGGGCGAATTTGAATTTTCAAAAGCTTTATCAAAAGAATATAAACCTACAATCCTTTTGCTTTTACCAGACTTGTAATAAATCAACCCAGCATTAATTAGAGATAACCTGGCACGGACTAAAGTTTTCTCGTCGATATTAAGAGCACAGCAGAGTTCGATATTCGAGCAGCTGAAAACGTCCTCCCAGCCCTCGCTGTTACAAACGGCAACTAATTCGTGGAATAGTGCCTGTTCGGTAGCGGTAAGCCGATTACGTCTTCGTGCTTTTCTCATTTTCTCTGTCAATGTATATCCGTCCATAAATTTAATACGCATGAATACAATTTCTTTTGCTGTCGGCCACAAACCGACGGTTAAAGAAACTACAATAAACTACTCGTGGATTGCCTTTCTCAGTTGAAATTATTCGCCCGTTGTTGCATTTTGCACAGGTGTCCGGGCGGATAACTTGCTTGTCTGATTTCTTTTTCATATCTATTTTCCTTTTAAATAATCTGTTACTACAACGATAAACTCCTCCAAAGACCGGCAGACAACATACTTCGCTCCTATACTATCAAATTCCTTTTGATAGGCTTTTTGGTGATCGCTTTGTCTTCCTGTCTTAGTCTTTAATTCAATTCCCATAAAAGGATAATACTTGTTAGGGATCAACAGAAGTAAGTCAGGGAAACCGGCACGTACTCCCATCTGTTTAAACTTTGCAGCTTCGATAGCATTCCGTTTACCGCCATTAGGAGAATGATGCAACCTTAGCCTATATTGAGGATATTGTAAATCGAACCAGCAAATACAAGCTCTTTGCAAATCATCCTCTTCATGTTTTGGCTTCTTGCGGATATTCTTACCGCAGTACTTGGCTTTCATTTCTTCGAATGTCATATTAACCTTTTTCCTTACTCCTTTGGAGTTTCTTTCTTGTTTTACGAATTATATCTTCATCTCTCAAATTATATCCCCTAATGAGGATTTCTGACGTTTTCAAGCACCGGACTATCGTCTGGTATTCTTGTTTGGTGATTGTTATTTTCATGTGGGACAAGCAGGAGTCGAACCTGCACAAGTATCGTCTGCTTTCTCGTTTTCGTCCGTAGATTGGTTATCCTACGATTTTTAAACTACTCAACCAGTTACTAACAGCACCGGTCTTGATGACATCCATTCTTATGTACACTTAGAATTTCCGTTCATTTAGTCTTAGCGCCCTATGACCATTTTGTCCCATGTTCGCCCGCCAATCTTCACAGACAGGCAGGCTGGGGTAAAAAGGTTAACAAAGCTATCTTAACAGCTCACTCTTGCGAATTATAGCTCTACCGGTTACAATAGTATCTTCCGTATTGTGAGACAATGTACTTTGTTTGATGCCTATCTGATCCTCGGACAAATGGCGAAATATACCCGTTACCGAGCTGAAGTAATAGTTCCGCTTTTCGAAGATCAGGTAGACATGGATTACTTTAGTTTTTCGCATTTTTTTATTTCAAAACTTCCAAATAACTGTTATTTGGAATAATACTTTCTAATATCCTGTTTTATTCAGCCTCATAGCTTCCTTCTCGTAACTCAACAAAGTACGTAAAGCATCTAATTGGTGCGTACAGGCGGCATTAAGCCGATCAAGTCGATCCACCAAATACGACTCATCCTCCGCTATGCTGTCAAGCAAAGCGTTTTGCACCTTTGCCGATAAGCATTGCTCTTTCGCTATTGCGATGATGGTATTGCTTATCTCTGTAGATTTCTTCTTCCGGAGCAGCTTCTTCGCATCCGCAAGCATTTCACCGGACCGGTTCAAATACACCATTATGACTGATATTCTCTCTTGTATCTCCACTGGATTATTTGAGCAGGTAATATTCAGGTAATCGTTTATTTCGCTAATTTCTTTTTCCATAAGCTACCTACCATTTTTTCAATTATTTCATTAGCCATCAGAATACGCTTCTCTATGAGCTTGAAATTCATATAATCCGGGAAGATTCTCACAATGTGAATAGGACTACATTGAAAGGGGCAATAAACCACAAAGTCACACCATTCTGCACCGGTCACCATCATGTGAGACTGACATTGGTAGAAATATTCAGGTTTAGCAAGAAGCAATCCGACATTGCCCTTCACCTCTTCTTTATATCTCATGAAAACATATTGGCTGGGGCATTTAATCTCTAACGTCCCTTTCTCTCCGTCATCGTTACAACAGAAACCATCGGGAGAAGAGCCAAAGAAAGGAATGTTAGGATGGATGCAGAAGCCCGTTTCAATCATATTATTACCTTTCATTCTGTTATACAATTTGCGAGCGTCAGATTCCTGTGTATTACCCCATTCGATAGCCTTTGATGAAACTCCGACCTGAAATAGGTATTTTTCAAATAGATTATCATCATTGATAAAATATGGATTCATACTTCTTTCGGCTGCCAGTTGATATATATAGGATTTTGCGGTATCTCCGAACAAATCCTCTTTCTTCCTGCCGGATTTCATCAAGTCACCGACACGTGAGCCGGTGACATGACCTAATCGTTTTCTATACCATTCTAAAGAATGTTGAGCTTCCATTATGACTGTATTTTAAATTATTCCTTTTTAGTTTCCTCTACTCCGGCAGCTTTTGCCGCAGCTTCGGCTATTTTATGATTTATAGCCTCTTTACTTTCACGTATCGGTTTCATTAATTCATCGACTGTAGTATCTCCGTCTTTCAGAGCCTGAATCGTTCCCATCAGCATAGATATTTCGTCAGCACCGATTTGGTTTACCGTTTGCTTTCCACACATCTTTACAACTTCTTCTTCGGTTATACCATAGTTATTTTTGAAGTTGTTCATCACCCCTGTTCTTACCTTTAAAAGTTTGTCGGAGTCAGATAAATCACCGGTTATAAATTTTTGTGCTGCGTAATACACTCTATCTGTTATAGCTTTAGGAATGACAGCGAATACGGCATTGCGATAAGCGATTGAGTTAGCTGCGTTACCTGTAACTGTAATCATGTCATCAGAGAATCGCTGTCCGTTTTTGCCAATGATACTACGCCTGACTTCAAATGCAGAAGCGACATTAGTTTCCAGATCCCAACATGTCCCACGACTGATGACCTGCTTGTCTGTTATTTGCACAACTTTTGCTTCTGTACGCATATTACCCCAATTAGAGACAATTATTTTTGCTAGATGAACGGATGGGCCGGTGATAGGTTTTCCGCCACGAGGGAGGGCGTAACTACATGATTGGGCTGTTTCTTGATTCATGGTAGCCATTACAACAGAGTTGTCTATACTACGTCTTATATCTCGTGGATAACGTTTGGCTGTTGCTACCTGTGAATCTACATTTGCTCTTTCTACTGCATCAACTTGTACAATTTGTACATCTTGCGCTTCAACGGGAAGCACTTCATAGTTTTCTAAATTCATATCTTATATTATTTAAAGTAGTTTAAATTGCTCCCGGAGTGCCGATCAAAGCAAACCGGGAATAGATTACTCACATGGAATAACTTCACTATTGATTAACTTATAGTAAGTATTAGATTTTATAATTTTGCCATCAACCCTTACAGCTTTAACTTCTTTAATCGGATACACATTGCCATCCCATTCTCCTCTTTCTGTAAGAACTATCCAACAACCGATACCTCCTTTAGCCTTGCTATCTTTCCCTGTTACTATGGCTATTGATTCTTTTCCTGTTACTTCTGCTGCTGATTGGTCTCCGGTGTTCGTTGCTGCTGATCGGTCTCCGGTGTTCGTTGCTGCTGATTGGT